TCTCCACCACCCACAAAGCCTCACTGTGATACTGCAGAAACAGGATCTCCTCGTACAGGGTCATGTCAGGGTACTTCTCCTCAACACCCCTCAACTGCACACCAATGTTGTACCGGAATGAGCTGTGGGTTTGACAGGGAGGACTAGACCAAATGAAATCAAACTCATTGTGATGCAGCCTCAGGTACTCATGAGCATCACCAATCACCAGCTCATCATTAGGGAACAAGTCAGCATAAACAGGTGCAATGTTTTCGTCATACTCCACCGCTGTCACCTCATGCTCATCGCCCCACAGTTTGCGATTGCCACCAATGCCTGAATACAGATTTAGTATTTTCATTTGCACCCAAACTCCCCAGGCCTACACTCCCAATGCTCCCCACGATCATGCTCAGCTCTCACCCACGCACGCGCCTCAGGAATCTCAGCAGCAGGCTTCAACTCCTGCTTATGAATCACAGTCTTAGGCTTCTGAAAGTTCATCGCGTTCCTGCACCAAGTCCTAAACGCTGCATCCCAGTCCTTGAATCTGCTGCCCTTAGCTAAATGGAAGTCAGTGAAAGCCTCCAGGGTTTCCTCATAGGACAACACTGAGCCATATTTGCTCTCAAAGGTTTCCTGGATTTTCTCGGATGGAGTGAACCCCTCAGGAATAGCTGTTGCATATTTAGATTTATCTTTAGGTTCTATTACGGTTTGTACGAACTCTGGTACACCCCTGACGGTACTGGAGTTCGCCCCTGACGGTACAGGTGTTCGCCCCTGGTCCTGGAGTTCACCCCTCCTGTGAGACATAGATTTATCGCAATCCTCAGGACACTCAATCGTTATCCAGTAGCGATTAGGTTTGTACTGATTGCGCGAGTGACCGCCTGCAACCTCCACGCGCAGCTCACCAGCCTTCACCAGTTTCTCCACGCACTTTTGCACGCCACGCTCACTGAGGTTTGCATAGTCAGCTAAGCGCTTCTGAGAAGGCCAAGCGCCCTCTGTTGCATCAGGTCCCAGGTGATTAGCAATTCCTAGGAGAACAACCTTAGGAGATCCCAAAGCAGTTGAATGGTTGAGAACCATTGAGAGAGCTTCAATACTCATGTTCTAGCCTTATCTATCGGCTAGACTTGTTACTAGCCGATGGTAGTGTCATCGGTTTCTGTGAGGGTCAGTCTGTGATGGGCTGGCCCTCACTCTATTCTACCCCCTAGAAGGGTTGGTCCTTCCAGTCACTCAATACCTTAGAGCCATCAGGTAATAGAAAGTACCACTGAAAACTCATCCGGTCAAAGACAGGGTGCTCGAGCTTCTCCCATACAGGTAGTTTGTGCCCCCACCCACGCGCTGTAGCAGCAAGCTCAGCGTTGCTCTCCATGTCACCGTTCCACCTGGCACACACCATCATCAGGTTATCTGGGGTGTCCAAGAGTTTAGATCCACCCATGCCCCTGTTTATTCTGTGGTGAGGCACAAGGTCCTCCTCGAGACCGCAATGCCAGCAGTGCGAGTCTCGCGCCTGCACCAGCTTGAGCACTTTCTTAGGGACAGCCATACCCTAAGTCTAAAGCTTCATCTCAGCCTGGAGAATCTTGGCAGCAGTAGCCAAAGCCATCAGCTCAGACTCAATGCTGCGCATCTTGGTCCTGATCCGGTTCACCTTCGCCTTAGCAATGTCACGCTCAAACCGCGCATCAGCACACGCCAGCTTAGCTGTAGCCTGCCTTTCAGCCACACTCCCAGAAGCGCTCAGAAACTCTTGAGCCTCACACCTATCCAAAGCACTCTCACACTCAGCCAAATCAGTCTCAGCCTCATACAGCGCCTCAACCCCTTTACGATTAGTCTGAGAAAGCTCTAGTAGATCCTTCGCTATCTGTGATGGAATCACAAACACTCACCAACCTTCTGCACAACTCATCCTTCCAGAACTCACTTAGCAGCAGATCGTTTGCCCTTTGTGCCTCCAGGTACGCTTGGCTCAGCTCGCTCACTGATGCCAGCAGGGGTGAGTGCGGTTGCATGAGCTTTCAGTTTCTCCAGAATCTCTGGTGCTGCACCCTGTTTGGATGCTTCCGCCCATAGTACCCTCAACTGATCCACATTCTGTAGCTTCTCAGCCTCAGCGAGCCAGTCAATCTGTTTGGCTTTCTCCTCGAAGCGTGCAACCTTCTGCATCTCCTCGCGAGTAGTGCGCTTATTGCCACTGTAACCAGCATTAGCGAGAGCGCGACCAATAGCCGATGTCTCACAGTTCTCCAAAGCAGAGGACTGATTAGCCATCCCAGTGCCATCAATCTCGAAAGCGTAACCTGTGGCCTTAGGGCAGCCACGCTCCACATCCTCACCACTGAGAAACACAATGGCTTTGATGACCCAGATTTTCTCCTGTCGATACTCAGGCACAGTCTCATTCTCTGTCAGAATCCTGCCATCAGGGTTGTCAGTGTAGAACCGCTTGAGCCTTTCCTCCACCGTCTCATAATCAGCAAGATTGAACCTAGCCATTCCTCCACCCCTTCACAGGTATCTGCACATCAGACCGCACCCATTTGGCAACAGTCCTCACATCAACATCAAACATACGCGCCACCTCTGACCTAGACACACCCAGGTTCTCCAGTTTGATAGCACGCACCTGACAACGAGCCAGCAACTCCATAGTCTCCACAGTCGAGAACTTCCATTGATCAGACAATGACCTCACCTCAGCAGCCACCAAAGACCTAATCTCATCCTGCTCCAACTCATCAGACAGCTCCCTCACTAGCTCAGGGGTAATCTCATGCAACTCCACCATCACGCCACCTCTCCTCATTCACATAGTCAGTAATGATTTCTTTAGCAAGCACTGACACAGACACCTGCTTGGCCTTAGCAAGCGCAGCAAGCTTCTGATACAACTCATCAGGGAGCTGCACAGTCACAAACACAGACACACCCTCCATCAGCGTTTGCCCACCTTCTGAGCCAAAATCTTAGATTCCAGCTTGTAGTAATCCTTCCAAAGGTCAGGCTTAGGAGTGGCACGCAAATCCGCCACATACTTATCAGCGACCCTCAACAAGTTCACATCTTTCCTATCCAAGATAGATCCTTTCCCAAAGCCTCTCAGCGGTTGCCTTGAGGTCATCAATCATTTGCTCATCACGATAAACCCAAACTGTCTCAGGCTCAAACCATGCAGGAGCAAACACACCATCTACTTCCATCCGCAACATCCACACAAACAGGCACTTCTCAGCCCCAGTCACATGAAGCTGCCACTGCATCTGCCTCCGATACTGCAAAGGAATACTTTTCCAGTCCTGCCCTGTGGTCTTTATCTCAGCAATCACACTGTGATCGAGAGACAACCCATCAGGGGTAGCCAAATGCCAAGGCGTTTCAGCATTAGCCAGCAACCAATCATTAGGCAGGATCCCGTGCTTCTCATGCACAAACTTTGCAAGCACAGGTTCCATGTCCCTGCCAAAAGCCATGTAAGGGTTATCCTGATCCACAAACTCCTCATGCCAATCCCTGACAGACTGTTCAAACCCTGCAGGGGTAGAAGCCTTAGCAACCTGTGTAGCGGTCACACCCTCTCTGCGAGCACGCAACCAGTCAGCCTCAAACAGTTGCTTAGAAGCAATGAACTGGTTAGGACCCAGCATTGTGCATCCTGTCCCAGCGAGCTCTCGCAATCTCCAGGGCCTCATCAATGACAGCCTGAGCCTCACGCAACTTAGCTGCCTTCAGTTGCTCCCACGCGCTCTGCCAGATAGCACCATTGTCAGAGTAAGCAGCAATCCACTCCTCAACCATCAAATCAGCGAGCTTCTCAGCTTCACTACGCTGTACCATTTTCATCCACCTTTCTACTAACCTTGACTATATGAGCGACCACAGACACACATACTCACACCTGATGTCTGAAGTAGACCGGATCGGCAGGACACCCTGCATGGACTGTCCTGAGGTGTTCTTCCCAGAGGACTTCCCTGACAAACACACCAGGGAATACGCCATCAGGCTTGCACGCAAACTTTGTGACTCCTGCCCCATCAAAGATGCCTGCTTCACTTACGCCACAGAACAGGATGAGCGTTATGGTGTGTGGGCTGGGACACTCCCAGCAGAACGCTAACCATCCTCAGGTCAGCATCCAAAGAGTGATGATTGTCCAAAACATTCAGGGCTCTACGCAATGTGGCTGCCTGCGTGAGCGTGAAACAAATAGTTCCAGGCTCCTCCATCTGAAACACATCATCCTTTAGGCGCACGATGACCTCGCGCCCATCAACCTGCACATCCATCATGAAAGTCCCCTCACTCTCAACATTGCCAAACCAGACATGACCGCCACGCCTGCCATCACATA